AAGACTTCTAAGCGTTATATCGGTAATGGCAAAGTAGTTTATACCAATGGAGATGTGAAAGTAGCTGAAAAGCAAGAAAAACAACTTCAAACTGCATCGCAGAAGTTTCAAGATATTGAGTCTGACCTTCCGTTCTAAATTTAGCATCCTTTTCGGTGGGTGGTTAAACCGATATTTTTAAACTAAAAACTAAAAGATTATGAGATACGTTTTATTATTTATATTTTATTTGATAGGAGTTACAATAATTTGGAAAAGATTACATAAAGAAAATACAAGTTATTATTTAGATATTTTTTTACTTGTCTTAATGGTGCATTTAGTTTTTGCATTTTTCGGATTAATAATATTTATATTTTATTATTTTTGGTAATGGAGCAGTACGTTATACTTTATTGGCTATCAAACGGAAAGCCTGACAGAATGATAGTAAGTGCAGAAAGCAAAGCAGAAGCATTGAAAGAAGCGGATAAGCATCCAAGTATTATTTACTATTGTGATACGATGGATAACTGGATTAAGTTTTGCGAAGATAGACGAGGGAACTTTAAATAAAAAACTATGAAAGCATACATTGAAAAATACGGAGTTAAACACTCAATAGAGACAGATTGCGATGATGAAGATGTGTTTGAATTTACACGTAACATTTACAACTTGATGTTAACTGCTGGATTCCACAAAGATAATATCATTGAAGGATTGAAAAATATTATTGAAGAAAAACCATTTTAATATTAGGCTATGAACACTAAACAACGAAAAGACTTAGACTTGACTTTAGCGTTAACTTTACAGATGCAGTCAATACTTCACACATTAGACGAACTATCTCACGAAGTAAGCTACAAACGTGAATTTAAACAACGATGCGAAAACTTTTATACGTGGGTTGAAAAGATTGTTGAGCCTACGACAAAAACATTACCAGATGATGGAAGATATAAATGGGCAGATATTGTTAATGAAATAGACAAAATTGTTCAAAAGATTAAATTGTTTGAAGATGAAAAGTAGTTAGTATATTGTATATTTGCAGAGTTGCAGTCTCAAACATAGGCAACAGAAGGAATTTTAATTAACCCTTATAATGAAGTAGCTTGAGACTCTACGGATTTATAGGGGTTTTTTATTAAAAAAATATTATGAGTGGATGGATAAAATTACACAGACAGATTTTAGAGTGGGAATGGTTTGACGATAAAAATACGTTTAGATTATTTATGTATTTACTTTTAAAAGTTAATCACAAAGAAAGAAATTACAGAGGAAAATTGATTGAAGTTGGTCAGACTTTAACTGGTTTGGATTTATTAAGCAAAGAGGTTGGTTTGACAATTCAACAAATAAGAACGTCTTTAAGTAAGCTAAAATCAACAAACGAAATAACAATCAAAACAAGCTCGAAAGGTACTATTATTCAGGTAGTTAACTACAAAAAATATCAGATAGTAACAAACCAAATAACAGATGAGCAACAAACCAATAACAAACAAGTAACAACTAACAAGAATGTAAAGAAAGAAAAGAATGAAAATAATACATTTACACCGCCTTCGGCTATTGAAGTTTTAGATTATTGTATAGAAAGAAAAAACTTTGTTAATGCGGAAACTTTTATAGACTTTTACGAATCAAAAGGTTGGATGGTTGGTAGAAACAAAATGAAAGATTGGAAGGCTTGTGTACGTACTTGGGAAAAAAGTAGTCTTGGACAAATTAAACAACAAGAACCAATTGAAGATAAATATATGAATCACGTAATGAAACAAATAAACTTAAACAAATGAAAGTAACAGAAAAAATAACAATAACAAACGAAGACAATATGTTATTGATGGCACGTTATCCTGATAACTATTTTGACTTGGCTATTGTTGACCCGCCTTATGGAATTGGTGCGTTTAAAAAAGGACTTGGAGGCACTCGTTTTGATAAACATAAAAACGGAAATTTATCTTTTAATAACTTAAAGCCAACAGATGAATATTTTACAGAATTATTTAGAGTTTCTAAAAATCAAATAGTATGGGGAGCAAATAATTTTATTATGCCACCAAGTGAATACTTTTGTATTTGGAATAAAAAACAAACAGTTGATAATTTTGCCACTGCTGAGTATGCTTGGGTAAGTATGGGTTTAAAATCACCTGCTAAAATGTTTGATTACGGAATACATAAACATAATGCATCCGAAGATAAAATACACGCTACACAAAAACCAATACCATTATACAAATGGCTATTAGACAAATACGCAAAAGAAAATGACAAAATACTTGACACACATTTAGGTTCAGGTTCAATAGCAATAGCGTGCCACGATTACGGATTTGAATTAACAGCGTGTGAATTAGATAGTGAGTATTACGATAAAGCTATTCAACGTATTAAGAACCATACAAACCAACAAAAACTATTTTAATGATTTTAAACAACGGACATAGCACTCAATACTTAAACGACTATTTAGATGGTAAGATACCAACTGGTTTAAAATTAGGTTGTGACTTAGACGACTTCTTTGTACATAAGCAAGGACAACTTAATATAATTTTAGGACACGACAACGTAGGTAAGACATATTTTTTAGAATGGTATTTTTTAGCTTTAGCAACAAATCACAATTTAAAGTTTTGTTTGTTTATGGATGAAAACTATCAAGGTAAAGTAATGCGTGATTTAATACAAATGTATGCTGGTAAAAAGTTTATGGATTTAACATACAACGAAGTTAGAAGATATGAAACAATTTTAGAAAATTCGTTTAAGTTTGTAGATAATACTAAACGATACACTCCAGACGAATTATTAAACATATTCGACAAAGCAGAATGCGATGTACATTTGATTGACCCGTTTAATGGTTTAAAAACACCAATGAGTTATAGTTCAAACTACGATGTATTAAACGATTTAAAGCACTTTACAAAGAATGGTAAAACAATCTACATAAATGCTCATCCAAGTTCAGCAAGTGGAAGACGCTCGGCAGTATATCCAGAAAAACACGGATGGTCTGGACACGTTATGCCACCATTAAAGTCAGACATTGAGGGCGGTAAAGCATTCGCAAATAAAGCAGACGATTTTTTAGTAGTTCACAGGTTAACACAACACCCAGATTTATGGAACTACACAATGGTTGAAGTAGTAAAGATTAAAGACACAGATACTGGAGGGAAGCCAACGCTATTAAACGAACCAATGATGATGGACTACAATTTTGGCTTAGGTTTCAAAGTTCGTGGTAAAGATGTGATAAAAAGATTAACTTTGCCAAGTACAAAAGCAATACAACCGAATAATTCATTTGATAATTTACCATTTTAAATAATAAAATATGAAAATTTTAAACTTATACGCTTGTTTAGGCGGAAACAGATACAAGTGGGATGAAGTAGCAATACAAGCAGGTATCGAAATAGAAGTAACCGCAGTAGAATTAGATGAGATTGCTGCTAAATTATATCAAGAAAGATTCCCAAATGATAAAGTAATAGTTGCAGATGCGCACCAATACTTGTTAGACCATTTTAAAGAGTTTGATTTTATATGGAGTTCGCCACCTTGTCCGAGTCATAGTAGAGCAAGGTATTGGAATAGCTCAAACTATGAAACAACAACACAACCAATATATGCTGATTTAAAATTATATGAAGAAATTTTGTTTTTACAACATTATTATAAAAGTGGAAAATTTGTAGTTGAAAATGTAATACCATACTATGAACCATTAATTCAAGCACAAAAAAGAGGTAGACATTTATATTGGACAAACTTTATTTTACCTAATGAAGTAAATGACAGAGGTTTTAAAATATCACAAGAAAAAAATGAGTTAGAATCTTTGTGTAAATTTCACGATTATGATTTTAAAAAATACAATGGCAGTCAATCAATTGTAAAAATGGCACGTAACCTGGTAGATTATGAAGCAGGAAAGACTATATTTGAAACTGCATTAAATATAGTAAACAAAAGTAACACAAATCAAATGGAATTATTTTGAAACAGATAGCAATCATAGAAGCATCAATAACTTTTGAATCGTTAACGCAGTCTTTACAGATTTCAATAGACGACATTAAAAAAAAGAACGCACATCGTACAGATTTAATTGAATCTATGCAAAAACATTTTGATTTTCTGCAAGACGCACGAACTACTTTTAACATTTTAGTAGAC